ATGTATTAGATAAGGTTCCTGAATCAGTAGGGCTATTGAAGAAATGGGTAACGGTAAAAGATAAACGAGTTAGAAGTTTTTCAAAAGGCGATAAGGCAGACCATGCTAAGATGGACGGAAAGACAATCCCATACGATGAAGATTTTGTAACGCCAGCAGGTAGTAAAGGCAAAGCACCGATGCAGTTAAAAGGACCGAACGCAAAAGCCGATGTAATTAATTGCAGATGCATTATGCGGTCGGTTATTCCATAACATGTTGCAAATGTCACATATTGCAAATGCAACAAGAATAATGTATAATTAAGAAAATGAACTAACAGGCAAGAACTGTTAGGGCTAAAAGGAGAAAGAAAATGTTAAACGATACAATCAAACGAATGAATTTACAGTTATTTGCAGAAGATACGGGGGCGGACGTTGGCAACAATACGCAAAACGTGGAAACCCCACCCGATAAAACAGAGGTTAAAACGTATACTGAGGATGAATTGAAAGCACAGATTCAGGCTGAGACTGACCGCAAAGTTACTAAAGCGCTAGAGACAGCAAAAGCCAAGTGGTTAGAAGAAGAACAGGCGAAAGTTAAGCAGGCCGAAGAACTGGCAAAGTTAAGCGAAAAAGAACGGGCAGCGAAAGAATTTGAGATTCAGCGCAACGAGTTTGAAGCAGAGAAAAGTAAATTCCAGCGAGAGCGTTTAACGTTACAAACCGAAAAAGATTTAATCAATAAAAATTTACCGCCTGAATTTGCTGAATTGTTGGTATCAGAGAACGCCGAAAAGACACTTGAAAGAATCAATATGTTTGAAGCTAGTTGGCAAGCAGCAATCGAGAAAGCTATTGATGATAAAGTAAAAGGGCGTACACCGAAAGGCAATACAAACGATCAGGCAGGCGAAATAAACCCGTGGAAAAAAGAAACATTCAACCTTACAAAACAGGGTGAAATTATTATGAGCAATCCGGCATTAGCTGAACAAATGAAAAGAGCAGCCGGGAAATGAAAGGAAATTAAAACATGGCAGCAACTAAAATAAGTGACGTTATTGTACCTGACGTATTTAATCCGTACGTCGTAGAAAGAACAGCTGAAAAGTCAGCACTATATCAATCAGGAATTATCCAATCAGATGCACAATTAAACGCATTGGCACAGTCAGGCGGTACATTATTACAGATGCCATTCTGGGCAGATTTAACCGGTGACGATGAAGTATTATCAGATACCGGATCATTAACAGCCGGTGCAATCACAGCATCGAAAGATATCGCAAGATTACATATGCGTGGTCGTGCATGGGGCGTAAATGATTTAGCTAAAGCATTGTCAGGCGACGATCCTATGGGAGTTGTAGGCGATTTGGTAGCTGATTACTGGGCCAGACGTATGCAGGCAGCTTTAATTAAAACATTAGACGGTGTATTTGCATCCGCTACAATGTCTGGAAACTTACATGATATTACAGCCGTTACTGGCGCAGATACATTTACCGGAGAGCATTTCATTGATGCTACTCATAAACTAGGCGACGCAGAAAACCTATTAACGGCTATTATGGTTCATTCAGCTACTTATGCTAGCATGAGAAAACAGAACTTAATCAACTTTATCCCTAATTCACAGGGCGTATATGATATCCCTACTTATATGGGCAAAAGAGTTATCATTGATGACGGTCTACCAATTGTATCAACAACTAACTACACCACTTACCTATTTGGTGCTGGTGCTATTGGTTATGGAGAAGGCGCTCCACCTGTACCAACTGAAACAGACCGAGATTCATTAGCTGGTGAAGATTACCTGATTACTCGTAAACACTTCCTATTGCATCCACGTGGAGTAAAATGGAATGAGGCAAGCGTGGCAGGCGACAGCCCAACTAATGCAGAATTAGCAACCGCTGCAAACTGGACAAGAGTATACGAAAACAAAAATATCCGTATTGTTAAGTTTTTACACAAACTTTAATAACTGAATGGGTGGGGAAACCTGCCCTTTTTTAGAAAGGAGTTGCCATGAGTGTAACAGCATTCAACAGACAACGCCGGGAAATGGCTAATAAAAAAGTAACCAAAGTAACGGAAGTAACAAAAGTAATAAATTATGAAGAAATGACAAAAGCTGAAATTGCTGAAAAGCTGTCAGCACTTGGAATTGATTTTGATGCAAGGAAAAACAAAGAATCACTAATTGAGTTGCTGAAAGCTGGTAAATAGATATGACAGACCGGGAGAAATTACTAGAATGGTGCAAGCTTTATTGTAACAATTCCACGTTAGTCGATGAATCCGGATTCTCGTATGTGTTGGATAACTTAACCGCCGAAATGGAAAGAGTAGGCATTACAAGTGAAAGCCTATCCGACATGAGCCAAAGTTTCGGTAGTAATGATGCTGGCATGAGCATTAAAAGCCTATTGAGCCCGTACAGCCGCTTAAAAATGTTATGAGCGTAAAAGATATTAACAATACTGATGAGTTGCTAAAAACGATTAACAGCATGATAAAAAATGAAGTTACAATTGGCGTTCATGGAGATGTTGGAAGTGACATTTTTGACCGGGCAACATGGAACGAGTTTGGAACACACGATAAAAAAGGAAAAGTTTTGATTCCTGAGCGGTCTTTTATTCGTGCTTGTTTTGACAGTGAAAAAGCGGATATAAACAGAGATATGGAGAAAATAGCAGAAAGAGTTGTCGCTGGACAAATGAAAGTTAAGACGGGGCTTAATCTATTAGGGGATGCCACAAAAGGGCGAGTACAAGAGTACGCAATCAGATTAAGTACTCCGGCTAACAAATACAGCACGATAAAGAAAAAAGGTTCATCTAATCCGCTTGTTGATACTGGTCAAATGATTGGATCAATTGATTACAAAGTAAAGGGGTAATATATGTTTAATTTTAAAGCATTAGTAAAAAAATATAGCAAAATTTCCCCTTATATCCAAACGGAAACGGCGGGGCATTACGATTACGCCAACGGCGGTGAGTGGGTTCCTGGCACAACGGCGTGGGTAGCCTTTGAAGGGGCATTGGTGCCGTTAAGCAACAAAGATTTAACCTATGATGAAAACGGCACGTACACTCTTGATGACCGTAAACTTTATACCTACAATGATTACAAGGTAGGGCAAAAGATTAAGCACAAAGATATCATTTACACCATTGATAAGCGTAAAGATTACGCAGATTTTGACAGCGGTTTAATTATCTATATTGTTGTGAGAGGTGACACGGCATGAGCCTGACTACTGTTAGAAACTTAATTGTTAGTAAACTGTATGCTAAAACAGCAAAGCCTGTGATTCAGATGGAACAAACAGCGACTAAACCGGCCTACCCGTTCATTGGGTATAAGATCATCGTATCGGATAACAGAGAACCGGGACAGTCAATAATGGAACGTGTAGCGGTAACGAGCACAGAACCGCTATTTGATTACGACATTAAAGAAACGGCTATTGACCAAGTAACGGCGACATTCAGTTTTAACGCCTACGGTGCGAAACCTGCCGATGCTTATGATTTAGCAATTACTGCAAAGAACTATATTCAGCACAATCTATACTATGACTTAAAGGATATCGGGGCGGTAGTTGTTAGCGTTGAAGCAATCGGAGACAGAACGGTTTTAATCGACCCTGCGTATGAGTTCCGATACGGGTTCGATGTTATTATAAGGATGGTTAATAGTACCGAGCGTATTGTTAGTACCATTGAAGAAATAAATATAAATTTGGAGGATTAAAAGTTTGAGTAGATTAAACGATTTTGTAGTAAACATAACACTTGCACAACTACCCGATAAATCAGCGCCTTTTGGCAAGATTTTAATTGTAACGGATGACGTTGATAAAGCGTATACTACTTATGCAGATTTAACGGCGGTATTAGCAGACTTTGCAGACACAACCGACACTTACAAGATGGCGGCGCAATTGTTCGCACAAACACCAGCACCGGACGGAATTGCAGTACTGGGAGATTCCACTATTTTACCGGCTGACTTGACATCTTTGTTGACCGCTAATGTCAATCAAGACTTTACCGTTTTTTACTGTACAAATGCAGACGATACTTTTATCGCAGCGCTAAGCGCATGGGCCGAAGCAAACGGGCGTTTTTATGCGACCACTACACAAAATAAAGCACTTGTAAAATCAGGCATTAGACATGCTTTAGTCATGTACCATAGTATAGTTGGCGATTATTTGGCTGAAAAGCTTGTAACCTATATGCTTGTTCGGCCCATTGGTTCGGTAGTCGGTAAGTTTAAAACACTTGTGGGAACAGCAGAGAGCGTTGTTACTGACGCAGAGTTAGCGACACTACACGCTAACTATTTAGGCACTTATATCGAGGATATGGGCGTATTGCAGACAACACAGGCACAGACACAAAGCGGTGAGTATGTAGATGTTGTACTCGGTGCGTTATGGATTAAACTGGAAATGGAAGCGGGTCTTAGAAATTTAGCCTTAACAACCGGGAAGATCCCATATTCTAATGCTGGTATCGCACTTTTAAAAGATGTAGCCATTAAGGTGTTGCAACAGGCCGCCGTTAATGGGATTATTCTGTTAGATGAAAACGGAAACGCAACCTATACCATGACAGCATTAACGAGAGAACAATCAAGCGTTAATGATCGAGCAGATCGACAGTATAACGGCATTAGCTGGACAGCCTCGCTTGCAGGGGCAATTGAACATGCTACAATCAGCGGGACATTGGAGGTGTAAAAGATGATAAACGTATATGATTCATTAGATGTAACAGTCATTGCCGATGGCGTGATAACAACCGGTTTGGCAGACAGCGATGCCGTAACAATTGGACAGAACGAAGAAAGTTTCTCAAAGCAAGTAGGGATTCAGGGAGATGTTACTTTTTCAGAAACTAACGACAGGACAGGATTTGCAACAGTCGTGTTAAAAGCGACAAGTCCAGCGGTTCAACAGTATGAGGAACTATCCAGACGTAAAGGCGAAAACGCTTTATTCGCTTTTCAGGTTATCGATGCAAACACAAACGGGCTGACAAGTGGCGGTACTAAGTGCCGAGTAAAGAAATCGGCTGAAAAATCTTACAGCAATGAAGAAGGCACAAGAGAATATGAGATTGAAATTGCTGATTACACAAGCAAATAAAGGACGGTAAATAAATGGCAACTAAAACAGTTACAATAAACGGGACAGAGTTTACATTACAGAAAGTTCCAACAAATTACTGGTACAAGATTAAAGACCGTAGTAAAGATAAGAACGGCAACCCATCAGAAGAAAAACTTTTCTCTGAGGTTTTAGAGCATATCGTCGTAAGCCCTAAAATGAAAATGGAAGATTTTGAAGAAGTAGAGGATTTCGAGGAGGTCATGCAAGCGGCTATTATGTTTCAATGCAAGCGAGCAGAACCTAAAATCTAAGGAACAATATAAAAAAGATGCAATCAATAATTGGTACTTCTGGAAACCAATCGTGTGTGGTGCTTTAACTTACACTGAGGCTATTAATTTAGAGGATAGTGTATTACTTGAAGCTTGCGCCGCCATTGACTACCGGGAAGAACTAATTGCACAAAGCATGAAAAAGAAATAGCGCTCTGAAATGGGCGCTTTTTTTGAAGAAAGGAGGGCAAATGGCAGACTTAAGAAGTTTAGTATTCAGCCTTGTTTTTAAAGGTGATCCGACCGACATTAAGAAAATGAATAAAGCTACAGACGAATTGAAAGGCAATTTCGGTGGCTTAGATAATACTGTAAAAAATATAGGAAAAACAATTGCGGTTGCTTTTGCAGCTGATAAGATTTTCGATTTTGGGAAGTCGGCTATTGAATCGGCTGGATCGGCAAAAGCCATTGATTCGCAATTTACTCAAACATTTGGTGGTTTAGAATCAAATGCGCAAACAGCAATAGATAATATGGCTGGTCAGTTCGGCATGGTTCCAAACCGTTTAAAACCAGCAATGTCACAAATGACAAGCATGTTTAAGGGACTAGGGTTAAGCACCGAAGACGCAATGGGAAAGGCAACGGATGCCGTTACAATATCAGCGGATGCGGCGGCGTTTTACGATAAGTCTTTTAGTGATGCTAATAGCGCATTAACATCGTTTATCAAGGGTAATTACGAGGGCGGTGAGTCAATCGGTTTATTCGCTAATGACACGCAGATGGCGGCCTATGCGATCGAAAAAGGGTTAGTCGGCGCAACGTCCGAATGGTCGGCATTAGATGAAGCCACGAAACAAGCAACCCGGATGGAATACGCTCAAAATATGCAGGAATTAGCAGGGGCAACAGGTCAAGCAGCTAGAGAGTCTGACGGGTACGAAAACCAGATAGGAAATATACAACAAGCGTGGAAAGATTTTTTAGCTATTGTTGGTGGCCCTGTTTTAGGTAGTGTCGTTGGGATAATGAAAAACATTACCGATGGATTGCAACAGGCTGGCGAAAAGGTTATATTTTTACAGGATGGCTTTAATGGTTTGGGAGACCCTGACGCACTAAGCGGTTTAGACTCTGACTTGTACGAGGTCGGAGAAAAAATAAGAGAAATATCCGACGGTTTTGTATGGGCTGGCGAAAAAGTTGGCGAATTTATCAACGATACTGGTGGAATACAAGGTGTAATTGACAAAGTTGTGATACTGGCCGGGGCTTTTGCGGCAGTAAAAACAGCAATGGCGGTTTCATCAACGATTCAGGCGGTAATGTCTGCATACAAATCATTAACGGCTGTAATGGGGCTATTAAGTGTTGCGACCATGAAAAACATAGGTGAAACACTATTGCTACAAGGTTTATATGTAAAAGATGCTATACTTAAAGTAGCTTCAGCAACCGCTACCGGGATAATGACAGCGGCTCAATGGCTTTTAAATGTAGCTTTGAACGCCAATCCAATCGGAATAATCATCATGGCAATAGCAGCGTTAGTAGCTGGTATTGTTTACCTGTGGAACACTAACGAGGGGTTTAGAAACGCAGTAATCGGAGCATGGACAGCGATAAGTGAGTTTTTAGTACAGCTATGGGATAATATAGTCAGCGGATTATCGCAGGCTGGTGAGTCTTTAATGGAGATTTGGGACGGCGTTTATAATGGTGTTACATCTTTATGGGCTGGCATAGTCGGGTTTTTTACTGGCATTGTAGATGGCGTGCAGAACGCATTTAATGGCGTGAGTGATTTTATCATTAATGCCTTTAATGGCGCGGTAACATTTTTACAAGAATTACCAGCTAATGCATTAAAATGGGCTGGCGATATGATGGACGGATTCGTAAAAGGGATTAAAGATGGTATTTCGGCGGTAGGGGATGCGGTAAAAGGTGTAGCAGATAAAGTTACTTCATTCCTTCACTTTTCACGCCCTGACGAAGGTCCGTTAAGAGAATACGAAACGTGGATGCCGGACATGATGCAGGGTCTAGCTTCTGGCATAACTAATAATGTCGGGCTAGTCAAAGAAGCGCTAAGCGGAATGACTGGACAAATGAGTGCAAAAGTAACCGGGGAAGTATCGGGAACAACGGCGACAAGTTCAGGTGGTGGCGGTGGTGTTATGAACTTTTCACCACAAATTACGGTAAACGTGAACGGCGGTGGTCAAGTAAAGGAATCGTTTAGCAGCATCGAACAACAATTAAATTTATTTATGGACGAATACGCGCAGAAAATGGCGTTAAGAAATCCTAAAGTAGCATATTAAGGGGGCGCACATGATAGAATATCAAGCCCATGTACAAGACGTAGGATGGACGGAAACGGTAAGCGATGGTGAAGTTGCTGGGACGGTAGGAGAAGCAAAGCGTTTAGAAGCGTTAATAGTAGAATCTGATTATAATTTAGAATATAAAGCCCATGTGCAAAACGTGGGTTGGCAAGATTGGGTTAAGCGTGGTGAAGTGGCCGGGACAACTGGTCAAGGTTTGCGGATGGAGGCGTTTAGAATTAAACTAATCGACCCCGAACAAGGTAAACACGTATGGTATCGGGTTCATGTGGAAAACGTTGGCTGGACTGATTACGCAATAGATGGTAACATTGTTGGCAGCGTGGGGCAATCGTTGCGAATGGAAGCTGTTGAGATTCGCATAGTTGATGAATTAACTGATGAAGATTTTGCGGACTGGCTGGAATTAAGCAAGAAAAGCAAATTAGGCGAGGTTGTTTTTTCAGTTGCGACCGGGGAAGATGCGACGATGACCGCAAACATTACTGACAAACCTATCGAGGGTGGAAACATTAGTGACCATGCACAGTTACAACCACTAATAATGAGTATACCCGGTTACATTGTAGGCGATGATGCTCAGCAAAAACTGGAAAAGTTACGTGAATACATGAAAAACAGCGAGGTATTAAGGTTTGTAGGCGTTGACATTGCACAAAATGTTATGATCACAAGCCTGAAAACAGGCCGGGCGGCAAATATTGCTGATGGCGTAGCGTTCACGGTCGATTTAAAAGAGGTTAGAATAGCTGAAAGCGTTGTAACGGTAATAGATGAAGCATACGTCTATACCCAAGCCAATGACCTGAAAAACGGCGGATTGCAGGCGGTGTTAACAGAATGAGAAACTACATAAAAATAGATAAATCGTTAATTCCGTATGAGTTTGACATCCGGTTAAACAAAATAACTTATACGTTTAAGATTGACTATAATTCACGCCATGACTTTTTCACCATTGCCATTACAAAATCAGACGGAACGGTGCTAACAAGTGGCGAAAAGTTACTGCTAAACAAGCCTTTACTGTCCGAACGTGGCTATATTGACTTTCCGCTTGTCACGCCGAACGATGCAACAGGACAAGCAAGCAGGATAACGTGGGGAAACATGGGCGTAACCGTGTTTTTATATGTAGGTGTTCAAGAATGACACGATTATTTAAGCGAGAAAAGCAGTTAATCATCGGTGAAAAGATCATGCCAGATCTAGAAATAGATTTCAATGTGACGTTTAACGCTGATGATGTAGCCCCAATTAATGATGTAACAGTGTATAATGCAAGCCCATCCACGTTGGGTTATATTCAGAACAACATGGAGATTAAACTAAACGCCGGATATAGTGGAAATTTAGGTAGTGTAATAGTCGGAACGATTGCAAGTTTTAAAAACAATCAGAATGGCATTGATTCAGAATTAAAGATACTTGTGAATACAGATATAAACGCCATATTCAACCGTACAGTGGCGAAAACATACGCCCCTGGCACTAATGCACAACAGATACTTGAAGACCTGTTACGGGCTATAAACGTGGAAACCGGCACAGTGTTTGTTAACAATAATATCACGTACGAAAACGGGAAAAGCGTAAACGGAACGTATAAGCAAATAATCAACGAGATTGTAAAAGAAACAGCGTCATACATGTTCGTTCGGAACAACATTTTATATATTGTGGATGGCGTTTACGAACTTGACACGGGTTATTTGTTAAAACCCGAAACAGGAATGATCGGTAGCCCCGAAGAAATAGAAATAGACGGGGCGAAAGGGTTTAAATTTACAATGTGCCTTAACCCGATGATTACCACGGGTTCTGTTTTCCGGGTAGAATCTAAAAATGTTAATGGCTTATGGCGGGTTCAGGACGGAACTCACAGCGGTATTAATTTTGAGACAGTAGTTAATTGCTTGCCAACGGACAAAGTAACCCGATATGTACCGCCTGTTAAAAACAAAGCCGTCGCAAGCGGAAACACAAACAAAGATAAGATTTGGAATTTTCTGATTGGCCAAGGGTTCTCAAGAGCCGCCGCCGCTGGTGTTATGGGAAATTGTGAGCTAGAAAGCGGTTACGACCCCAACGCAGAGAATAGCAGTTCCGGTGCTTACGGTATTTTTCAATGGTTAGGCGGTAGAAAAGATACGCTATTCGCACAAGCAACAGCATCAGGGCGGGCAGCTAATGACCTTTTATTCCAGTTAGACTATTTTAATTGGGAAATCACAGTCGGACCTGAGAATGAATGTTTTGAAATTTACGGCGGTATCACGCTAAACCAATTCAAGCAATACACCGACCCTGAATCGGCGTGTTATATGTTCGAGCAATGCTTCGAGCGTTCAGGCGGTCAAGGTATGAGCCAACGGTTAGAATATGCACAAGCTGTTTATGATTGGAATGGTCAAACGGCCGGACTTTATGAAGGAACTGGCGGAGATGGAAACTTCCCGGTTGGGGCATTCCAATGTGAGTGCGGTTGTGGTCTTGATTGTGTACCGGAATTAAAAGACAAAATGAATCAATTGTGGGACATAGTCGGCGAAATAATTGTAACGGGTGGCGCAAGGTGTGAATATCAAAACAGCATTACACCGGGTGCCGCTCCTGACAGTTTACACAAAACAGGCGAGGCGGTCGATTGTTATTGCCCGGGTGCATCAGTTGATTATTTGGCTGATAATGCTCAAAGCGTTGGATTAGGTACAATCCGTTATTATAGTAGCGGTTTTGTTCATTGCCAAACATATCCAAGAGACACAACGGGGGATTAAATGAAATTAGATGAAGTAATTTTAAACATTATTAATAATGAAATAGCGACGATTAACACGACGATGGAATGCGAGGTCATAACCGTATCGCCGTTGACTATTAAGCCCGTACAAGATAAAATGTATTCAGATAGTGCGGTTGGTTATGATTTGATTGTAACGGCTAGAAAGATGAAAGAATGGACGTTAGTTGATGGAACACCAACAGCCTTTACTTATCCGCTGACAGTGGGCGACCGGGTCCTGGTAGCGTTTGGCAAAAGTGACTTAACCAACGCCGTTATATTGGGGGTGATAGAATGATATCTTTTTTAATCGAAAATGACGATATTGTTTTTAATGAACAGAATGAGTTAAAAATTATCAGCGGCAATGAAGAAAAGGCACAGAGTATACAGCGAACCATGACAACGAATTTAAAAGAGTTCTTCCTAAATGAGCGGTTCGGTTTTGATTATCGGCTATTGCAGCAAAAGACGATTAATAAGAATTATTTGCGAATGGGGATAAATGATGCGGTTACGTTTGACCATGACATCAAAGGAATCGACAGCTTGACAGTATCAGAACCAACAGCAGACCGACGGGGTGCTATCGGTTTTAAGGTACTGCTAAAAGACGGCACAACAATAGAGAGTGAGGTGGGCGCCTAATGTTTGGATTAAACAAAGATGGATTCAACCGGATGCGGTATGCTGATATCATCGCAGAAATGAACAGCCGGGCAAGGAGTGTATTTGGTGCTGACGTTAATTTAAGCGAACATAGCCCATTAGGGATGTTTTTTAAGGTAGTAGCGTTTAGCATGGCTGTTATCTGGCAACTAGCTGAATATGTATATTACGGCGCATACAAGGATACAGCAGAGGGATACCAGCTAGATGGTGTATGCCAATACATTGGAATTACACGAAAACCGGCAAGTTATGCGACCGGGACGGTAACATTTACGGGAACAGTGGGAACTGTTATCCCGTTACAATTTTTAGTGTCAACCGGGACATATCAGTTTTGGACACAGCAGATTGCAACGATCCAATCCGGCGGAACGGTTGACGTGCCGATTAGAGCCATCGAGTTAGGAAACACAAGCAATGTATTAGCTAACACAATTACAACGATTGTAAACCCATTGACAGGCATTACAGCGGTAACTAATGCGCTAGGAACAACAGGAGGTGCTGATGTAGAAACGGATGAATCACTCAGAGCGAGATACGACGAAAGCATATCGCTAGGCGGGGCAAGTACAACGTCGGCAATTGAAGCGGAACTATTGCAAGTGCAAAACGTAGTAGATGCAAGAGTTATCGAAAACGTGACGATGGCGACGGTAGACGGTGTACCGGCGAAATCATTTGAATCAACCGTGTACGGTGGCACTAACGCAGACATAGCGGATGCCATTTATCGAACAAAGGCGGCTGGGATACAGGCATTTGGTGATATTATCGTGCCAATTACAGACGATTATGGGCAGGTTCACAATATCGGATTTAGTCGAGTAGCTGAAATAACCGTTTATGTAAATGTTGTATTGACAACAGACACTGAATTATTCCCGGTTGATGGGATGACGACAATTGAAACGAATATCATTAAATACATTGGTGGCACGGATGCAGATAGCACAAAATATTACGGTTTAGGTTTGGGCGACGATGTGGTTTATACTAAAATTATCGGAATATGCCATAGTGTAGCCGGGGTAACTGACGTTATCGTCACATTATCAACGGATAATATAACATTTACCGCTGCTAACGTTGCAATTGCAACGGGTGAGGTAGCCGTAACTGATTATGCAAAAGTGGTGATAACATGAAGCTAGTAAAAAGGCTTACAGATAATTACAAGAAAAATCCCGAAAGCAATATAGGCAAGCTATTAAGTATTATTGATTTTGAGTTAGACCGGCTAAAAGATGCCTATAAGACTATTGACAGTTACCGGGCAATTGAAAACGCAACAGGCATAACGCTTGACAACATCGGCAAAAACGTATTGCAAGACCGGGGAGGAATGGACGATATAACCTATCGTCTTTTCCTTAAAGTAAAGATCCGGTCGAACTTGTCCGGCGGTCAGATTGAAACCATAAACGATATTATGACTACCGTATTAGGTGATAACTATTTGGGATTGCGTGAGGTTTTTGGTAACAGCACCTATAGCAATGAACCAGCGGCCTTTGAAATCCGCTTTGTTAATTTTTTTAGTGACATTGCTGCACTATACGCAGACGCAGAAAATGACCCGTTTTTCTTTGACGGTGAATACTACTTTGATGGCACACGAAAATTTGATGGCGGCTATACGTTTAGCTATGCAACGTGGGAACCACAAATAATCGCAACGATGGCAAAATACATGGAAGTAGTTGAATTTATCAGGGCGGCAGGCGTTAAGGCTTGGTGGAATGAGCCACTAGACATTGAAACGTTGATAAATATAACGAATGATGTTACAATTATAGACAAAGAATCAGCTATTACAGATGTTCCTATTGCTAATAATGTGACATTATCCGAACAAATTGAAGTAATAAACGGCGCAACGTCGCTATTTGATGGAATGTTTTACTTTGATGGCGGGATATCGTTTGATGGAAACAGGGATTTTGTAGTAAATGATGTAATAATAACGGAGGTATCAGCTTGATAGATATTGACATTGTTCATGACGTAGAAATAAAAATAATTACAAAGGGGGTAGATGATAATGAGTACAGCGAACACGATAACAACAGCGGTAGCAAGGGCTAAATTCGCAGGCGCACACGCCGGAACTGATACATTCCCAACCATTACACAAATTGGGTTTGGCACAGGTGGGCATGATACCGGTACAGGATTACCAACACAACCAACAGGGCTAGAAACAGCGGTCGGCGGTGAGGTAGTAAAAAAAGCAATTACAAGCGTAAATACAACAGTTCCAACAACAGCAGAGGTGTTAGGTATTCTTGATTTTGCAGAGGGAAACGGCGTTTCAATTTCTGCTATTGGACTATATGATTCAGATGGTGATTTAATCTGTTTAAAACATACCGAACCAAGCCCAAAAACAGCAGAGAAACGCATGGAAATAATATGGAAGGAGCAGTTCTGATATGGCATTAACACAAATAGTAACAACAGACAGTGTATCGGCAAGCGTGGTTAATACCAAGATAGTTGACCAGGCTAATGCTGATCTGGATGCGCTAGACACCCGGATAGATACCGCCGAAACAGACATTGATACGCTACAAACTGCAGCCGGAACAGCAGCAACCCACATCGGAACAGCAAACATCCATGTAAAAATAACGTCCGGTACCGCTGCGCCAACTGGTGGGGTAGACGGCGACGTTTATTTTCAGTATGAGTAGGCGTTAAGATGGCAAAAGCGACATGGATTAAAGTAAGCGGAACGTGGAAACAGGTTAAAAACGTTTGGGAAAAAGTAGGCGGTGTGTGGAAGCAGAAAGTAATTCCGAAAGGTAGTGTTTCGGGGAGTTGGAAGGAATATATTAGCTACTATCTTGAATTTTTCGTACAAGACTATGATAATGTTTATAGAATCGCGCCGGACACATACGCCAGAGTAAGCGTCAATAGTTTGTCTAACTTAAGCGCTTTTGCAATAAACATAGATGGCGATACATTAATAGCATCAGGAAATAGTAGCGCCATTGGATTTATAAAAAAAATAAGCCCCAGCGGGGTCGAGTTAATAAGTAAGGTTCCGACAATTGTTGCGTATCGAATGTTCGGATTATTAGATGGGTCGGTAATCATACATGGTGAAAGTACTTTTTCTGGCCTAGCTAAATTAACTACAACATTAGATCAGGTATGGAAAATTTCAAACCCGGCAGGGTATTTTAATGACATGATTGTTAATATAAATGGTATTTCGTTTTTGGCAGATGATTATGGATTATATCGTGTAACAACTGCTGGTGTGTCGACAAAAATTATAAACTCGGTTGACGTGACATCATTGGCTACGGATAAATACGGAAACGTGTATTATATGGTCGCTGATAAATTATATAAAATAACTTCCGATGGAACAGCTGTCACCAATGTGGATGTTGGAACGGCGGCAAGTTATCCAGTTATTAGATGTTATGGGGAATACATATATTGTTTTAATGGATATGTTTTTACGAAATACAATTTGAGTTTGGGTTTAATTTCATCTGTGACAAAAACTTATTTTGTGTCTACAGGTAACGTAGTGATAAATGAAGCTGGTATATTTACATTAAAATCTACAGGAGAGCTTCACTGCCTAGATTTTAATTTTAATGAAATTTATTCGGCTACCATAGCAAAAACAACTACTCCGTATATCCACCCGGAAAAAGCGTTTTTGCGAAATTTAGGTTAGGAGAACATAAAATGAAGTTCATAAAAACAGAAGATACTAAAGTAATATACTGTCATTACATGCCATTTGATGACATAAATGGTTTAGGGAAAACAGAAGAAGAATTATTGCAGATTGGTTATTTAGTCGATGAGGTACCTGAACCGGAACAAATAGAGGGCAAGTCATCGATGATGTTCTACACCCCGGAACGGGGTTTCTGGTTTGAATACATAGATATTCCAAAAACACCAGAGCAATTACAGGCCGAAAAAATCGATCAGCTGGAAAATCAAACGGCCGAATACATGGTCGATCTGGATTTTAGACTATCCAATATTGAATTAGGATTATAGAAAGGGGAATAAAATGACTTTTGTATTTTGTGAAAAAGTAATAAATAACGGACGATATGGGACAAAAGAAGAAATGATGATAAAGCTCGATGTATTTTTATTAAACAACCGGTTAACGCAAGAACAATATAATGAACTTGTAGTGCTGTTGGAATCAAAAAAAGTCTAGACAACCGGGGGAGCAATCCCCCTTTTTTCACATCTAAGGGGGGAAACATGGACGATCGCAGAAACGACTGCATTGATTGCGTACAAGCTAAGGCATTAAGCGAACGCATGGACAGATTAAGCGAAAAAGTGACAAAGTTCGAGGATGGATTCGATTTCCGGATCCAGACATTAGAAAAGCAAGTAGCGGTATCTGATGAAAAGTTCAAGCAGATATTTGAGAAACTAGACAAAATTATTCTAATACTAGATAAGCAGGCCGACAGAATCCCAAATTTTGTTTGGGGCGTGGCTGGCGCTATTGTGTCGGGGGTATTTATGTGGCTAATAAAATAAAAAAGTACGGTAAATGTATTGTTATTTTCTCGATATCCGCTCTTCTAACGGCGATAATTCTTTTCTTGATATTGTACAAGCCACCACTTAAAAACGCTTGTATCGACGATTTGAAAGATATTGACGGTATCGGTGTTTATAAGGCTGGTGCGATTGTCGAGTATATCACATACAATCAAGACTCAACGCCAGAAGATCTGGATATTATCGACGGTATTGGAGAAAAAACAATAGAAAAAGTAAAGGAGAAATATAGATAATGAATGAAAAAACTATTACATGGGGAAAAGCGGCATTGGTGAGAGCCGTTAAAACCGCAGCACAGGCAGCGGTGGCGATTATCGGCACAACATTAGTAATTAGCGAAGTTAATTGGGCCCTGGTATTATCGGCAGCCGGTATTTCCGGACTATTATCAATTCTGACCAGTTTGGCGGGATTGCCTGAGGTTACGCAGTGATAAAATACAAAGTACACGTTCAAAATAAGGGCTGGTCCGAATGGGTTGAAGAAGGGCGCAGAGCCGGGACATTTGGCGAGGGTTTGCGCTTAGAAGCAATCATCGTTGAGGGTGTGGATTCTTACCGGGTTCATGTTCAGGATAAAGGTTGGACTGATTGGGTAAAGGCCTGGGAAGTTTCCGGGACTGTCGGCGAGGGCAAGCGCATCGAAGCAATCGAAATTAAGGGAAAAGATGTTAATTACCGGGTACATGCTGAAAATATCGGCTGGATGGACTGGGCGAAAAGTGGCGAGATGGCAGGCACCACGGGCGGCGGGTTACGCATTGAAGCGATTCAATTAATCGAATCAGCCGAGCCTTTAGCGGTGGACGATACCAGGGCAGGCATTAACATCACACCTAAGCCGATACCAGTGCCGCCGATTGATCCACCTAAGCCGGTTCAGAGTTTAGCCGGTAAGGTTATTTGCTTAAACCCCGGTCACGGCGGCAGCGACCCCGGAGCGGTTGGGAATATCAGGGAATCAGATGCAAACCTAAAAGTTGTTTTGATATTGGGTAAATTATTAACAGACCGGGGCGCACGTGTGGTTTATACTCGTACAAGTGATGCATGGATGGCATTATCAACCCGGGCGGCGATTGCCAACAACGCCAATGCGGATCTGTTTATCAGCGTCCACCATAACGGGGCATCTTCACCAACGGCCCACGGCACAGAAACAATTTGTTACCCGGGCAGCACCTTAGGCATAAAATTAGCAACGTTGACCTTAAACGGCATTTGTAACAGATTAGGCACTTACCGCAGGGGCGTGATTCAACGTGACGATTCAGACGTTACGTTCACGAATATGCCAGCCGTTATAACAGAGGGATTTTTTGTTACCAATCCAACCGAGGTGGATAAGTTTAACGCCAGTGGCGCAGAACTTGAAGCTCAAGGTATTCTTGACGGGATTCTTGCTTATTTCGGTTAGGTGCCGACATTCGTGTCGGTAGCAAATTAATCTATGTTTTGTTGACATTAACAAAACGTTAGATTATTGATCATTTACTTAACGTCACGAAAATGATATAATGGATTAAGGCGGAAAGGCTTAGTATCGTAAATCGATAAAGGGCTTAATGTGGGTGACGATCCAGACGCCTTATTTTATGACAAGTTGCCCGACCTTTACGGCTATCGGGGACGGAACCATCTTAGTGGGTGGTTCTTTTTTATTGCAGTTTATGGTATAATTACTAAAACGAACGAATTTACAAAGGGGATAAAATGCAAGTTGATGGAAATACAATAACGATGATTAACGGTGACAGTGAGTACATATTAGTGTCTTTTTTAGATGCCGACGGCGAAACGTTTCCGTTAGTTACGGGCGACACTGTTTATTTTACGATGAAAAAGAAACCAAGCGACGAACAACCGGCATTGCAGAAAATAGTAACGTCATTTATTGAAGGAAAAGCGCATATTGAAATTTTACCAGCAGACACAATTAATTTAAACGGCGGTTATGATTACGATGTGCAAGTAAACAGAGCAGATGGTCAGGTAACAACGGTTATTAAGCCATCACAAATTATTATAGAAACGGGGGTAACGGCATGATTGAAATAACGGCGCAAGTTGTAGGTAGTGGGCCACGTGGGGAAGTTGGGCCACAGGGACCACAGGGATTACAAGGCGAACAAGGATTAAAAGGAGATAAGGGCGACCCTGGAATACAAGGGCCACAAGGTGAAACCGGTCCACAGGGAGAGCGGGGAGAGCAGGGAGAGCAAGGAGAAGCTGGTGCAAAGGGCGACCCTGGAATACAAGGGCCACAAGGTGTTCCGGGACAAGATGGAGATGATGGGCATACACCGGTAAAAGGCGTTGATTATTTTACTGAAGCGGAAATCACTGAAATTCTAGCACCTGTTAATTCGCAATTGGCAGAAACTCTGATTCGTGTCGAAACAGTCGAGAAAGCATCAACAAAGTTATATAAAAAATACGGCGTTCGTATTGATAAGACGAATTCCAACCCATCTACACGGGTTGTATATATCGATGACGCTATCGGATTTACACCGATGTCAGGCGGTGATGGCTCATTTTCTTGGGGCAGTTGGCAAGAAGTTTTTGACAATTTACAGATTAGACCGTGTCTATTGAAAAATGGTATCGTTAATTATTACATCAATCCTGATGATTTCACGAAAAAAATGGACGGAACGGCAAGCGATATTACAAGCGGCGTTGATGGCGACGTGATGATTGAATTTGCAAAGCCGATCTGGTACAAGTGGACTGATGAGGGAACAACATACACAATTGAAATTTCCGACGAAGAATTCGATGGAGCAGTTAAAAATGCTTTTGAAATCGAATCAGGATACAATTTATTTAATTACTATCCGCTATTACTAACTCAAATCCTGTCCGTTATTTTCTTTAAGTCAACAGATTCGCAAACAGCATTAGGGCGAGGGCGAGTCGATGGAACCGGATATATTAATTCGGGCGGAACAGATGCTAAAGGGATGTTCTGGGGATCGACTGCTGATTTGCAGATGAAGTTCTTGGGGATTGAGGATTATTGGGGAAACAAATTGCAATGGATTGATGGAATTGTGAGTGATGCAAGTTGGAATCTATTGATTGGGAAATCGGGTTTGAATGATACGGGAAGCGGTTATACATCCTTTTCATCGGGACTAACAGCAAACACATCAAGATATATCAATTCGGTTCAAGGTGGAAATGATAAAGGGTTTATTATTAAAACAGGAGCGGGATCAGATTCTACCTATTTATGCGACTACGGTGTTCTGGCTTCGTCTCGGGTGGCGGCTTTCGGGGGCCATTTTTCGCTTGGCTCGTTTGCGGGCTTCGCGTTTCTCCGGCTCGCGGATGCGGTTTCGGTTTCGGATGCGGCTGTCGGCTCCCGCCTGTTTTGTGCTTCTACTAATAAAATTTATATTGGCGCATATTTAGGATATAATTCATCTTCAAAATTACGTTCATTAAGCGGAAATATGGCAACAGCATCACTAACAATCGGTGCATTCAGAACGTTGGCAAAAGCTAACAACTAGGAGGGAAAACGATGAAAAACTATGGAATTGTCCACGGAGGGGCTGAACAAGCTATTCCACTGGTGGTCGGCAAAGATACGGTGTATGTTCACACGAATATAACAAAACTTGAACCCGATCCTAATGATGAGTTCGCTCCGGCGGATTTATACAGTTATGAAGAAGTTCAATATGATAAAGATGAATACATCAGATTAATGTCAGAAAAATCAATCATGATGGATGAAGCATTGACTGAATTGATTCTCGGAGGTGTGATGTGATAGTAAAATATTTAGCTGAAAAGATTATTTCAGGCGAACTGGAATATAGTTTTGTGATTGGCAAGCGGCCGGATTTGAAAGTTGGGATTGATGCTTATCTGGTTGAAAACGGGCATGGAGATTTGATTGTCTGATTCGGGAATGGACACTATTGCGAACTAACAAAACCTTTACTTTTTTACAAACACACTGTATAATAACATTACCAACAACATTCACAACCTTTCAAAGTTTTCATTTTTAACCTACCTTCACAAAAAACCATCCTTAACCGGGTGGTTTTTTCATGCCTAAAATTAATTAATATTATTTTATATAACCTATTGACTTATTTAAAATAAGGTGTTATAATATAGATAGTTAAGAAATACAAATTTGAAGGAGTTAAAAATGAAAGCAAAATTTAATGTTAAACCAAAGCACAGTGATTACGACTTAAACAAAATATTTACTTATGGTGTTGAATATGATGTTTTAGCAGATTACAGAAATCGACAAAGCGGTCAAGCGATTAGAGACAACGGGCTTGTTGTTGTTGATAATCAAGGTACTGAAAGAATGGTTTTCCTAGACGAATTTAAAATAATAGACGACGGTAAACAATGTTTTACTTTTAACTAAAAACTACAACCCGAGCCGGGGCGGTAACCCCCGGCAGAAAGTAGGGATAAGATGAGATTATCGCAAACAAAAGAATATAAAGAACTTTTAACGACACTGGCACACGTTGGAAATAAAGATTTAGAGGGATTAATTGAAGAAGTTTTATACGAAGTAATTTCAGAAGCTGAAAAAAGAGCATGGGGCATTGGTTATGCTTCAGGATGTGAAAAAGGCTATCAAGCCGGAAAGAGTGGAAAATGATGAAAGTTAAAAAGTTAATCGAATGGTTGAGTAAATGCGATCCAGAACACGAAGTTTATTTGCACGATAATTTATCTAGTGATGATTTTTACATTTTGTCAATGATGCAAAATGTTGAAGAAAAAGAAGTGTTTTTATCATTTAATTGTTTTGAAGGAGAGAATGAAGATGCGTAAAGAAGTAGAAATGTTAATGGCTGAATTGTTAGGAATGAAAAAAGTGCTAGACCCAAAGGCCAGCACATTCCCGTACAAAAACAGAGAGTTTTATCAGGGTGAAATCGTTGATAGTGTAATCGAAAAACTAGAAGAAATATTGGAGGATAAATTACAATGTTAGAGAGTATCGGAAACGGGACAAAAGAGGGTAAGATGTATAAGCACGTGCAAAGCGGAGACGCAACAGAGTACCAGAGACAAGTTGACCGGTGGCGACGTTTTAACGGCCTAGAAGCCATGTACAACGTGGAAAAAGAAAAACAGGAAGTTACACATGGTTAGAGTATTACACCCCCTAGAAATGGGCGAAAACTACTTCCCGTGGTTGTTTGCAGATCACGGGAATTTATTTGACAACATCGGGCAGGCGATTAATTTTATGCAGGGTTACGGGCTAAAAGATTCAGAGATTCAAACTTTTCACTTTATCAATGAAGATTAATTATTTTAAATAAGTTCTTGACTTACTTAAATAGCAATGTTATAATTAGTTATACCATTTAGGAGGTAGTAAAATGAAAAAAGAATTGTTGGTTAAAAGAGAGATGGCGAAACAAATTGCGATGCAGTGTCTAAAGCTGAACAGCATCGGTGATAGAATGCAAGGTGGAAACGGCCCAGCGGTTTGGTTTTCGATTGATGCACACGTCGGAGCAATTACTGTTAGGGTGATTGAAAGAGGGTGGACAGAAAATGGAACGGACGTTCAAAACGAAACTGATTTCGATTTAACATTATGGGACTTTTCAGACATTAAAGATTATAGATCGACCATGAAATACTTAAAAGAATTGGAGGCAAACAAATGTTAGAAAATGGCATGGTGTTGGAAATGGACAGACACTTATCGGAATCGGAAAAACTTCCAATCTGCCCACTGTGTGATGGAGAATGCGAAAGCATTTACACGCTTGACGGTGAAGTGTTGGGCTGTGAAAATTGTTACGACCACGACATTGTCGTGACGGATTCATGGGAATGGCAAGATAAAAATGAGCGTTTATAAAAACGGTGTTGGTTGGTACACAACGGGGAAAGCATCGATAACGGTGTTTTTCCCTGAAAACGAAGTGAAGTGTCAGTATTGCCACCGGTTTTTACGGTATGAGGATTACGCAAAGCGTTATTCATGCCGGTTGACTGATGAACGGTTATTGCATCCATTTGAGGGAATCGGCATGGAGTGTCCGTTAGAATTTGATGAAGGAGAAGAAAATGAAATTTAGATTATTAAACGCTGATGAAATTGATTGTCGGGTTTCAACAGTAAGCGAAAAGGGATTATCGTTATTGCTATACAAGGACAGTCGAGTTGATATGAATTTACTTGATGAAACAGTTGGCCCAATGAACTGGCAACGGTCACACACAAGAGACAATGCTAATTGCATCGTGAGCATCTGGGATGGTGAAAAAAATCAATGGGTATCAAAAGAGGATACCGGAACAGAATCATTTACAGAAAAGGAAAAGGGCCTTGCATCCGACAGCTTCAAACGTGCCTGTTTTAACTGGGGTATCGGTCGAGAGTTATACACAGCACCTTTTATCTGGGTAATGTCTTCAAACGTCAAGCTGATTGACAAGAACGGTAAAAAAAGCACCTATGATAAATTCAAAGTAAAATCAATCGGGTACACAGATGCCGGTATTATCAACGCTCTGGAAATTGTAAATGCTCAAACAAATAAGACTGTATACCAGTTTAAAACATCGGAACCAGTAAAAGAAAAAATGATAACGCCTGACCAGTTGGCAACGTTGACGTTGATGATTAGTGCATCGAATGCAGATATTGATGCATTGTTAAAATATTACAAAGTTAATGATTTGGGAAAAATGACTGTAAGTATGTTTAAGAGTGCTATGGAACTACTTGAAAAGAAAAAGGAGAAAAAATAACATGAATAAAGTTGACTTGATTGGCCGCATTGTTAGAACACCAGAAGTAAAAGAAATCGGAAACGATAACAAGGTTATAAATTTCACCATGGCAGTAGATCGCAAGTTTAAAAACAAGAACGGTGAAAAAGAAGCTGATTTTGTGCCAGTAGTATTTTTCGGGAAAGCTGCTGGAATTATTGAGCAGTATTTTCACAAAGGCGACGGCATTGGAATTAGTGGCCGTTTACAAGTTCGCACATACGACAACAAGGAAGGTAAAAAAGTATATGTCACCGAGGTAATCGGTGAAGACTTCTTTTTTCTACCAGCTAAAAAATCAAGCAATGAACAAACAGCCGATACAAATATTGACAGCGTGGCACAATTAAATAATGACGCTGATTTTGTGCTGATGGCAGATTCGGACGACGTTCCCTTTTAACAGAGATAGCAAAATTAAGCCATGAGAGCCTGTTTTGAGCTTTAAAACTTGAAACAGGTAATCTTATAAGGCTAAGAAATTAAACAAACGAGAGGTGCGCATATTGGATAAAACAGAATACTACACGCCAAAGCAAGCAGCGGAAATTTTAGGCATCCACAAACAGACCGTAGCAAAGTGGATTAAGTCCAGCAAGCTTGCAAGCGTAAAAATAGGCGGTGGCCGCTGGTCCCGAAAGATACCACGCTCAGAAATCGAACGTCTGGCCAGCGAGCAAACGGCGTGGGCTGATGGTGTACGGGAACGGATGGAGATAAACGACAAACAAGAGGAAGCCTAACGGCTTCTTTTTTTACAAACTTTTGAAATTAAGTGTTGCATTGTGTTGTGTAGTATGCTATAATGTTTTTAGAAATGAGGTGATAAACATGGATTTAGCAGAAAAGATTATTGAGTTTAGAGCCGTTAACAAAATGACACAAGAAGAATTTGCAACGGCTGTTGGTATTGACCGTACAAGTATTTTACACATTGAAGCAAGAAACAGAGTTCCGAGAAAAGTAACAGCAAAGCGGGTTGAGATTTTTATTGACAATTACAACAAGGAAAAGGAGAATAAATGAGAATAAACTTTAAAATAACAAAAAAACAAGCTGAAAAAATTGCAAGCGATATTTATTCAAGTGATTTCAGATGTTACGGCTTAGGAAATTTCAATATAAGCGTTGACGAATTTTCAGAATTGATAATGAAATCATTTAATGAAGATAAGAAATCTTGTGGTGACTTTTATAGCAAGTTATTAAACAAGTATATGTATTGATATGTATACCAGAATTGACGAACTAATATGGAAGGACGCAAAATTAAAAAAAATCAGCAATGAATCAAAGCTTCTTTTCATTTATTTATTGAGCTGTCAGCACAGGAATGTTTTAGGGCTATATAGCTTGCCAAAATACTATGTTCAAGGTGACTTAGGATACCCTTTAGCAACCGTTTCGAAAGGGTTGCTGGAACTGTTTAATAACGGTTTTATAACCTATGATGAAGAATCAGAAACAGTTCTGGTTAATAACTTCTTAAAGTACAATCCACTCGAAAACCCTAATCAGGTAAAAGGCGCATTAAAAGTTATGCCAACTATACCAAAAACACAGTTGTTCTATAAGCTTATAGACGTGATAAAATCAAGCGAAAACACACATTTACACGAACTTAAAGCAGGGATTGAAAGTTACTTGAAATCAAACGGTTTCGAAAGGGTTACTGTAACGGTTTCGAAACAAGAAGAAGAAGAAGAAGAAGAAGAAGAAAAAGTAAAAGATAAAAAGGCAAAGCCTAAAGGCTTTTCGGATTTAATTAATGAGTATACATCTGATGAAAGTTTAAGGATATCAATTAATGATTTTATCGAAATGCGTAAAAAGAATAAAAAGAACATGACCGAAAGAGCGTTGGAATTAATGCTTAGAAAGCTTGACGGGCTAGCAGATAATGAAGTTGATAAAAAACTAATACTCAACCAGAGCATAGAAAATTGCTGGCAAGGTATATTCCCGTTAAAAGATAATCTCAATCAGCGACAACCAAAACAACAATCAACAACTAATAACCCGTTTTTAAGAATGGAAATGGAAGGAGTGTTTGACAATGACGAATAAAGAAGCAAATAAAATACTTGCGACTTTAAAAGCAACATATCCTGCCGGTTATAAGGATATGCAAGATAATGATTTCATAGCTATTGTTGGCGTTTGGTCAAGGGTTTTTAAAGATCATAATTATATTGACGTGAGCAATGCAGTTGATTCTGTCATAGCTACTAACAAAACGAACTTTCCACCATCCCCGGGGCTGGTCATGGATCAGTTAATTAAAATAACATCAAGTCCAGAAATGACCGAAATGGAGGCATGGCAATTAGTTTTTAAAGCGATAAAGAACTCTGCATGGCATTCCAAAGAAGAGTTTAACAAATTACCGCTGGTACTACAAAATTCAGTTGGATCACCTGAGATGCTTAAAAGTTGGGCAGAAATGCCGGTGGACACCATACAAAGCGTGGTGCAATCAAACTTTATGAGGACGTTCAGGGCTAAGAAAATACAAGATAATGAACATAAAGCGTTACCTAGCGATGTTAAAAATATGATGAAAAGTTTAAGCGAGGGATTGTGCATTGAATAATTATGATTCAGTTATAAGAGAAATGAGAAAGATCCATAATAAAAAATGGGAATGCAATAAAATTGACAATTGTTTGCCGATCGAGTCGGAGAAATTTTACAAGCATGCAAGGTTTGTGGTTTTTGACGGTTATATGGCGATTACAACAAAGAGTAATGGCGTTTTAGTTGGAGACACTGACAAATTAAAAGTGCTGTTAAATGAGGCACTAGAAGTTATTGAAATGTACGAGAAATAATATTTAAAGCGAGGAAGAAAGATGAATTATATGCCGGAAGTTTTGAAGATGTTAGGAGTAGAAGTTGGTGAGAAGTTTAAAGTAAAAGAGTTTGATAATAACCCATATCATTTTGATTGCGAATATATTTTGGTTGATTCAAATAACAATGACATGGAATTCCAAAATATAACGCAAATATTAAGAGGGGTAATTGAAATAGAAAAACTACCATGGAAACCGAAAGAAGGTGAATATTATTACGCCGTTTTGCATAACGGTAGTATTGATTTTTTTAGATGGGGTTTAAAATGGCATCATTATTACTGTTACAATTCCGGAAATTGTTTCCGCACAAAAGAAGAAATAACACCAGAAATAAAACAACGTATTTTATCTGAAATGAAAGGAAAGTACGAGAATGACATATGATATAAAATATGACTGGCTAAGTGATGATTTGCCGAATGATTATTATTTCAAGTCACTTGTAAAAAAAGCGAACAAATACAAATTAGAGTTATGTGACGATGATTTTAAAATGCTTTATGAAGTTGAAAAATCAGAAAAAGATGTTGATTGGATTTTAAACCAAATGTCCAATTATAAAAAAACACTAAAAAAAGCTATGTTAAGCTACATTATTTCTTAATAGAGGAAAGTACGAGAATGATTGAGAAAATGAAAATGATTGAATATTTAACCGATGGAGTAAAAAAAGAACTTGAATTAATTGAGCGATACAAAGAACACGTAAGATCAGATAAAAAGTATTGGGAATGGAAGGGAAGAAGGCCAAGCAAGCAATTAATTATTGACAATTTAAAGATGGTTAGACGGATATCACTGGAAATTGAAAACGAACTAAAAAGCACGATATTATGAAAACATTTAAAATCAAACTAGACGTGCCGAAAGATTTTGAGCCCGGGCAGTGCGATGTTTGCCCGTATAGTAATAACCACGATGACCGCAGGATTGACTATTGTGATCTTGACATACACGAGCGGTTTTTGTGGTGCATATTGGAGGAAATAGAGTGAAAAAAATACTAGATGCGTGCTGTGGAAGTAAGATGTTTTGGTTTGATAGAAACAATAAGGATGTTTTGTTTATGGATAATAACCCGAGAAACGAGGAATTGTGCGACGGTAGAAAATTAATTGTCGAGCCAGACGTTGTGGCTGACTTTAAAGATATGCCGTTTGATGATAACTCTTTTAATTTGGTTGTTTTTGATCCACCGCACTTAATAAATGTCGGAGAAAAATCATGGATGTTTAAAAAATATGGCAAATTAAAAAAAGAAACATGGGCTAATGATATAAAAAAAGGTTTTGATGAATGCATGAGGGTTTTAAAGTATGACGGGACACTTATTTTTAAGTGGAATGAAGAACAAATAAAATTAAATGAGATTATAAAAGCGATAGGTTCCGACCCGCTGTTTGGCAACAAAAGAAGTAAAACGCATTGGTTAGTTTATATGAAAGGCGTTACATATGTTAAAAAATAACGGGAAAAGATTTGAGCAAAACATAAAAGCATCGTGTGAAAAGCAAGGGATATTGTTTGAGCGGTTTATTGATGGTAACAAATGGGGAGGTGGCAATGCAGATACTATCAGATTTACGCCTGAAAGCCCTTGTGACGGTTTTATTTACTGGAATGGCATACTTACTTACTTAGAACTTAAAACAGCTTGTACGGGGTCTATAAGCTTTAATAATCCACCTGATATACAAGACCGCACAAAGGCTAAACCGTCGATTAAAGCGCACCAGGTTAAAACGCTATTGAACCGGAAAGAGTTTGACGGTGTAGAAGCTGGGTTATTGGTAGAGTTCAGCGACCGGGAAACGAAAACACAGACGATAACCGGGGGAACGTTTTACATTGATATTGGTGATTTCTTCCTCTGGGCAGTGCATAGCGGGAAAAAATCAATGAACGTGAAAGATGCTGAATTAATAGGATTGCCAGTAAGCAAGAAATTAAAAAAGGTAAACGCCGATTATGATATCGAACGGATGTTAAAAGCAATACTTGATTAGTGTAAAATATAGCACAAAAATAACAAAATATTACCCTTTGTTTTACCTGAGTTGTGGCTTAACAAGGGGTATGATTGTATCAAGAAATTAAATAAACGGAGGTTGTTAAATGAAAGCGTATAAAGTTTTTAACAGTGATTGGACGTGTCGAGGATTCCAGTATCAGGTTGGTGAAACCTATGAGGAAAAAGTTAACCCCAGCGTATGCGACCGAGGATTTCATTTCTGCAAGAAGTTAGCCGATGATTTAGACGTTAGCAGTTTATACAATGAGCCAATAGGAGAATGCCCTTACATGATGATGGCTGAAATGGAGAAAGCTAAAAATCCGACGTATGGGACGATAATTAAGGAGGTTTAAATGAATATCGGAATTTTATTTGTAGGCATATTTTGCATAATTGTTTTTGTTTTTTTATTTTGCATTGGTATTTAATTGTTCTTTATATTTCTCGATTTTTTAGGTCATACAATAAAACTTGCAACAGATAAGATGGATGATTTTTTCAAAAATTAAAATAAAAACATTAGGGGGAAAGATGAACTTATTCAGCAAAATAAAAAGACTATTTGGAATTGAACAGACAAGCAGGGTTTTATTGAAGCGTGAGACATTAGAACCTGACAACGACTATGTGACAAGGCAGATCGTAATGGATGCCAGCGGAAAAGTGCATGAGGTGTATTATCATAACAGGTGTACTGATTATTTAATTGGTGACGTGTTGCCTGAACAAACAAAAGAAAGTTTATGGAGAATGGTAAGATGACTTTTGTTCAGAAAATTAAAGATTGCATTGGTTTATCAATAGGAGG